TCTATTCATTGCTGAAGACGTGATGCCGAAATTGGTGGAGCATCTGAAAAGCCTAAACAAAGTACTCCCATCCCGCGAGACTTCGCTCGCCATTACTAAACTCGAAGAATGCACGATGTGGCTCTTGGAGCGGCGGCGGCAGCGCGAGACGCAATCAGTACTCGGAACCTATAAGCCTCATCAGTCGTAATTAATTCTCCCGTCGAAGGGAATTATGGCCTCCGCTGACCGACTTATCTTTGCCTGCAAAGAAGACACCGCCGTTCTGACTTCGCTCCGCGCGTGGCTCAATGAGGAGCGCGAGACGATCAAGGAACGCGCCATCAAAGAGAAGAACCCCGACGAGATTTTGGCGCTCCAGGGTGCCGCAGCCGTGCTGCGCAAACTGGCCGATACCATCGCTCAGCAGGTCAAGACCAAGTGACGGTGCTTGACAGTAGAACGCTGTTCGATATAAGGCATTAACTATGCCCGACGAAAAGCCTAACGATACGGCACAGAACGCACAGGACGAAAAGCTCGCCGGTCTAGTCTCCGCATCGGTCACGGCAGGCCTTAAAACAGCGTTACCCGAATTGATGAAGCCGTTCGCTGACCAAATCAGCGGCGGGTCGATTCGTCGGGAAGTTCAGCAGCCCGTTCGCGCGGCGCAGATTGCCGAAGTGAACGAGGACGACATCGCCAACGCCATCGAGGCGGGCGACAAGGCTCTAGTCTCGAAGTTGCTCAAGCAGCAACGCGCGGCAGACCGTCAGCGGGCTGATCAGGAAATCCAGCGCATCACCTCAGCGGGTGGCGCGGCCTTCGGGTCCGTCTCGCGCATGGCGGCGGACAAACTCCCCTACTACTCGGGCAAATATAAAAAGCTCATCGACGAAAAGGTCGAGCAGTTTCAGGCGAATAACCCCGGCGTGATGGTCACGCCCGAGCACTACAAAGCGGCGCACGACATCGTTGTCGGCGAGAATATCTCAGACATTCAGGCGGCAGACCGCGAAGAAGCTATTAGGAAGTCCCGCGAGCCCGACCCGGCATTGCTGCCTAGCGGTGGTCGCGTAGACATCGAGCCCGAGGAGCGTGAGCCCGAAAACTTGGCTCAGGTACTCGCCGGCGACTGGAAAAAGGAATTTCGCGTCAAGCAGCGCGCCGTCGGTGGCCGTAGCGACGACGAAGAATTGCGCAAATTCGGCATCGCTGGCGGCCTGAAAGAGTTTGTCGGCGTTCGTAAGCAGATGGAAGCGCTGGAAGACGAGACCAACGGAAGTCTCGGACTCGACCGCGATTTTCGAGACGAAAATGGCAGAGTCCACGGGGACCGGGGATTCCAGCCCAAGACGGCGAGGTTTGAGTAATGCCGAAAGGCGAAAGGCCAATGGATTTGCCTGCGGGCCACGAGCGCGACGAAGCGAAGCGCGAAGTCGCCGACGAATTGCAGGAAGAAATCGAGAAGCGGCAGGCGCAGGACGGCATCGAGCCAATCGACGCTTCCAAACTAGCCCAGCGCGACAACGAAATTTTAGGGCAGCTCGACGCCGAAGGCTTTATCCCAATCCAGAATCAGGAGCCCGGCAAGCGGTATGTCTTTTTGACGGTCGCCGACGGGTATCCCGAGCAGGCTCAGTCGAATATCCGTCGTCAGCATACGCGGGCGGAACATTTCCGGTTCAAACCAGTACAAGGCGCGGATAATCCTGTTGCGCAGAATTTGATCGGCGGTGGTCGCGCGAGCGGCACTACCCTCCGCGGAGTGGGCGATACGGTGCTGTTTGAGCAGCGCCTCGAAGACGAAGAACAGATGATCGCCTACCATCAGCACCAGATGGACAAAGATATGGCGATCGAGGAGAACTCGGTCGTCTTTGCGCAGAAGGTATTAGGCAGCGCCCAACTCCCGAATACCATGCACGCTGCTCGTGGTGATTTTGGCAGCGACCCGTTGCTTCGCCACGTGGCTGGGGCGGCGGGTCATTCCGAAACCTTCGCATACGACCCTAATCGAACAAATTTCACGGAAGGCGATTTGCGCCGCGGCTCGCTGAAGGGGCCGGATGGGCGTCCGATCCAACCGGGATATGAAGCAAGGAGATACCGTTAATGGCGTCGAACATTCAGCCCATCGCGCAGGGGCCAACTCCGGGGGCCTGGTCGGATGCTTTCACCTACCACTATGCCGAGGCGGCATCCCAGACTTACATCATCGGGGCGCCATTGAAATTTTCCTCGGGCGGAATGGCGATCATTAGCTCGGTTACGGCACCGACCATTGCGGGCATCGCGCTGGTCAAAGCGACCGGCGTTACCGCTGCGGACGCGATGGTGGTCCTTCCGTACCAGGCTGTGCAGTTCGAGGTCAGCGTGGATACGACCACGACCTCCGGCACCGCGGCACTCGGCACCGGCAAGCCCTCCGATTTCACTATCGGCACCAACTATCAGCTTCTGCTCGATAGCACGAGCGGGAACTACTACATGGGTACGGGCACCAGCAATGCGGTGTTCCAGCTTATGGGCTACGACCCCGACCAAAAGAGCTTAGTCAACGGCCGCGTACAGGTTCGCATCCTGACGAGCCAGACCATTTACAGTTAAGGAGAACTATGCCGGCCGTAACCTCAGCCTTTAGCGACCTGCTCGGAACCAAGTTTCAAACATACTTGGTCAATGTGGGCAAGGAGTATCCCCGTCTTTGGCCGCGCTGGATCAAGAGCGTGGACATGGAGACCAACCCGTATATCTCATCGAAGATTTCGGGTATGGGGCAGCAACCGTACAAACCGGAAGGCCAGCAGTTCGTACCCGACCTGCCGATTCCGGGGCCGAACTTCCAAGTCACTGCGACACCCTTCGGGAGTTTGTTCAGCGTGACCTGGGAAATGTGGCGCGACGACAAGTACGGCGTGATGGGCGAGATGTGGACCGACATGGGCCGCAGCAATCGTTTCCGTCAGGAAGTGCAGGCCTTCGCGACTTGGCCGAATAACTCGTTCTCGGTGGCGACCGGCTACGACAACGCGACTCTCTACAATACCGCGCACGTCGACTTGGACGGCACCACGCAGTCCAACCGGCCTTCGCCTGATGTCACCTTGTCGCAGACCGCCGTACAGGCGGGTCAGGTCAACTTCGACCTGCTGAACGACGAACGCAGCCGCCCGCAGAACATGGCGGCGGCCCGCGTGATGATTCATCCAGCGAATCGATACGTCGCGCGAGTGCTGTTCGGTTCGTCAGGCCAGAGCGGAAGCGCCAACAACGACACGAACTCGATTATCGAGGATGATCTGACTTGGGGCGCTGTGCGCTACATGAACCGCACCCAGGACTGGACGCTCTCCGCACCGATGATGGAATCGGACGTTGAGTTCATGTGGCGTGACCGCCCGCGTGCGCGCACCTTCGACGACCCCTTTATCGAGGCGTCGGACCATACCGTCTATCAGCGGTTCGCAATGCGAATCGGTGACTGGCGCTGGACTTACGGTTCGAGCGTAGGATTCTAAAATGCCGACTACCAATTTCCCTAACGGTATCACCGCTCCGGGCGTTGGCGCGGCCATCCAAACCCCGGCCATCCTGCTGCCGCAGACCGCCAACAAGACCATCTTCACGGTAGCCGGCGGCTCCGTGTACGTGTCGATGATCTACGGTCATTGCACGGTAGCGGTCGGCGCGGTCGCCAATGCGACCAAATTACAGGTTGTTCCGACTGCGGCTGGCCTTGAGCCGGTTACTGCGGTCGATATTTGCGCGACGGCAGAGCTGAACGCACTAGCGGCGGGCACGCTCTATATCCCGGTTACCTCGTTCGCTACGGCGGCCTCCATTACCGTGACCAGTGGCGTTGGCCCGATTGCAGCGGCGACGCTGTTTACCGGATTCATTATGAAGCCGGGCGTCATTCGGATTAACTGCGCGGGCTCCGATGGTTCGGTCGGGATGATCGCATGGCACATGGTTTATGTGCCGGTCAGTTCGGAGACGGCGAAAAGCATTCCAGGCGTCGGCCTGTCGGTAACCGCGGCGCAAGTGTAATGGCCGATAACAAGCAGGGCAAAACCGTCATCCCGGCGAAGAACGTCGTCCAGCGCATCGGTGAGAAGTCCGGGCCGATTGCGGGGACGGGCGTGGCGAAGAAGGGCTACGGCTCGATGAACACGCAGAAGGCCGGCAAGGATAATGTCTAAGAAAGCGGCCAAGGGCAAGGTCGAAAAGACCATGAAGGAGTTCAAACAGGGAACGCTTCATTCAGGCTCGAAACAAGGCCCGAAGGTCAAAAACCGCTCGCAGGCTATCGCGATTGCGCTGGCCGAGAAGAAGAGGAAAGGCGGAATCGTCAGCAAAGTCGGTAAGGCACTATCATGAATCGTAAAGGACCAATGGGGACCGATCAGGCTTACAAGCCTACGCCGTCCATTATGGGAGGAAAGATGAAGAAGAAGGCGATGCCCAAAAAGGGCAAAAAGAAGTAGAGGAGTTTACTCGGTGTGGCGATCGCTGTCAGAGAAGTTGCGCGGCAGGTTGTCGCGAATCTGGGGCTCGACTCCGGGTACGAGCTTGCCGCTCAATGGGTCGGGCAGCGATACGCTGAACTTGCAGCTCGTGCAAAATTTCGACACCTTCGCCAATATGGACAGATTTACCTCCCGGCCCCTATTAACACCGGAACTTGCACGGTTAACCTCGACAATCCGACCGTATTACTGGACTCTCAAGCCCTAGCTACCTGCCAAGCAAATCAGTTCTATCATTGGCCGGACGGCTTCACCGGCCTTTTCTTTCGCCCGCAGGTCGCGCTCACCTGGTATCGCATCGCCTATGCCGAGCAGGACGGCACCATCATCCTTGAGACGCCCTTCGCGCAGGATAACGGCTTCCTGTTCAACCAGAGCAACCCTCCGCCGCTAGTGCAGAGCGGCATTCCGTTCTACATCCTCCCGCGCTACGTCCAACTCGCGCCCGAAGCGCGGCAGTTGGGCGAGTTCATTTGCGACTTCATGTATCGCGCGCTGGAGATGGTCAGCGAAGATACGCTGAATCGCCGGATTGCGCCTAACCGCTTCCTAGTGTGGGCGTATCCGCAATTCGTGGCCGAACTTAACTCGAACCTCAACGTGACGGGGGCACCGAAGCAGGTCGAGATTTATCCGTGGCCGACGCAATCGATCACGATGCACTACACCTATTGGGCGACGCCGCGGCTGCTCGACATCAGCGATTATATCCCGCCGACCATCGACCCCGACATCGTGCGGACGGGGGCGATGATAGATGCGTGCATGAATCGCGCTGGCAAGGCCGTGCGCATGGGGAACCTCCAAGAGGCGGCCTTCTATACCAACCTCGGCAACCAGAATCGCACCGAGTTCGAGAAG